CCCGTCGTCCTCGCTGGCGGTGCGGGCATTCTTAGCGTCCACCCAGACGTCGAAGCCGGTGCCCCGAACGCGATAGCTCGTACGGCCGTGCACGGTTTCGGTCTCGACCAGCTCACCAGGCCCATGCGCAGTGTGGATCGTAGTCATCGCTCCTCCTACCCTTTCGGGCTCAGGGGAGGACGAGTTACAGGTAGCGGAACAACGAGTAAGCGAAACGCGCGGCCGTCATGTCCGCACTGTGAAAGGGGAAGAACTGGGTATCCCCGGCGAAAGCCAAGCCCAGCCGATCGAAGATCACCTCGCCGGTATATTCTCCGATCGCCAGCGGAGAACCGCCCTCATTGGGGTGGATGGAGGACTCTTCGCTGTACCCGGCGGTGATGTGCGGCAGCCAAGGCTCGTGCTGATCGGGGATCGGGAAGGCGTTTCCGGCGGCTTCCACGGCGTCGGTGTGGATATGCGCCAGATCGGATGAATGACCCACCAGGTAAACAGCACACGGGTCGTGGCCCTCGTGCCCGTCAGGGTTGAACACCGCGTGACCGAACACCCGGCCCGTGATCTCGTCGTAGGAATCGGCCACCCTGGCGGTGGCGGCTGCCAGCGGACCGGGGTCCTGGTAGCCGACATCGTCACCCAGAAACACCAGCGTTAGATGGAGATCGTCGACCGGCTCCCCGCCCGGCACTGCCAACATCTGTGCGTAATCGCTTCGCGGATAAAGTGCCACCATGCCCCCCGAGTGCTTCTCCTGCTCCGCGTCGGCATGGTGTATCCAGCTCATGTCGTGCGTAACTCCTCGGGACAGAAGTGCGCGGGCTTGACGTAGACCGAAAGCCCGAAAACCTCGGCATCTGAGTGTTGCCAAAACAGCTTCCATGAGGTATGGAGCTGGCGGATCACCTCGACCACTGCCGCTTCACTGATGGGTGACGTAACGCCGGTATCCTCTGAAACTGCTTCGATACCATGCGCATTCAAGTAGTTGGTCAGGCTGATCGCCTGATCGGCACTCTCCACCGGCAATGTCAAGTAATAAACCTCTGTGGTGTTCTCGGAGTCAGACATCATGTCGGACAATCACTTTCCCCTCGGTGTGTGCTCTGGAATGTGGTGTTGGTCACCTTACCTGATATCTACCCAGGTGAGGACCCGTTGGTGCTGGGCTGAGCGGAGTTGTCCGATAACTCCGGCAGCGCAACCTCTTTGGATTCCTCTTCAGCAACCAGGGGATACAACTCGATATCCCCCCACTGCACGGCTGGGACACCGAGGCGCCTAGCCCAGCCGTAGTGGCTCAGGAAATCATCCGCATCGAAACACAGATCGACGGCGGTGCGGCGCAGGACCTCCACCAGCTGCCCGCGCTCTTGGGAGGTGCTCAGCGGGTGCCCCGCGTACGTCGTCCAGGCGATGTTGCCGTTGGGCAACTTCAGACCGAACTGCTCGAACCGTGGCGGTGCCGCCGGGGGCTCGGGGGGCACCGGCGGCGGATCGGGCATCATCGCCTCACCGTTGAGCGCGGCCGAGATCACTGGCTCGCGCTTCCAGATCATGTCCCCGATCGTCTCGGTGACATCGAGCACGGCGTGACCGAAGCCGAGCAGCTGGTGTCTCACCATAGCGGGCGCACCCCCGTGTCGTTCTCGTACTGGCGCAGCGCGTCTTCCAGGACGCCCATCGCCTCCCGAGTCTCGTCGTCGTCGCGGCCATGCTGGATGTCACCGAAGGCGGCGCGCACCTGGTTCATCCAGCCGCCCAGGCCGGAGCGGTCCCAGAAACCGGGATCGTTGATCAGGTCGATCACCAGAGGCGGGTTGGCCTGGGCCTCGCGGCGCCGGATCGCGGCCTCCACCTGAGACTCGGTCATGCGCTTGCGGCTACCGTAGGAGCTGGGGTCGATCTCGAACTCGGTGCGCTTGCGGATCCCGCCGGTGCGGGTGCGCTTGGCCTTGCGCGGGCTGTTGCCGCGCAGATCGTCGCTGATCGCCGGGCGGGCAAAGTTGCGTGTCGGCTCGCTGATGTCGTTGAACTCCTGGCTGTGGCGTTCTTCGCCGCCGACCTCCATGCCCGGCGGCAGGATGCCGGGACCGCTGGCGTGCGGCGCGCTCACCTGGAAGGGAGCCTTGGGCTGATTGGGCAGCCGAGTGTCGTATTCCGTACGCATCTCGGTGTTTTCGTTGGCACCGACCAGATGCAGCCCGGCCACCATCTGCGGCGGCAGCGGCATGCCCACCGGCGGCATGGCGCCGTTGGGGCCCATCGGTGGCGGTCCCACCGGCAGCGGCATCGGCGGGGGCATCGGTGGTCCCTCCTCGCCGCCGCCCTCCTCCGGCGGGGGCGGGGGAGCGGGCGGCACGCCGGGCAGCGCACCCATGGCGCCAGCCGCGCCCTGCTGAGCGGCCGCCGTTTCCAGCTGCTTCTCCTGGCCTTCCAGCAGCTTGGTCTGAGCCAGTCCCTGGCGCAGGGTCAGCGTGGCCATCAGGTACTGGGCCAGCTCGGCGGGGTAAGGCAGTCCCTTGTCGTCGATGATCTCCTGGGCTTTGCCCATCGCCTCGGCGGCGGCCACCAGCTTGTCCACCGTCTCATCGGCACCGCGCGGCAGCTCCTGCTCGAAATCGATCGGGATGTTGATCGCGAGGCTCTTGTCGGAGATCGGGACCCCGGCCTGCTTGAGCATCATCATGAACTGGCGCTCCTGGGCCTCGTCGCGCAGGTTCAGCGTGCGGAACTCGACGTCGGGGGTCAGTAGCTGGGGCACGCGGACGATCTCTTCCTCGCCGGTCTCCTCGTTGAACTGCACCACCTCGCGATACAGCGGGCGCCGGTAGCCACCCTTCTTCTCGTAGGCGTAGTGCTGCTGGGCCTCCGCGATGATCTCCATGCGGCCCTTGATGTGCTTGACGACTTTCTTCTGGAAGGACTTCATCAGCAGCTCGCACACCTCGCGGTTGAGCGCGGAGCTGGCGTAGGTCCCGGCGGCCGCCGTGCCGCCCATAATTAACGCGGAGCCAATTCCCCATGCCTGCATGAGCTTCAGGTCGATGCGCTCGTAGTCCTGGTCGAAGCGCGGGACGCTCTCGCGGCCGAAGACGTTCTCGATGTTCAGACCCATGTGGTGGCAGATCAGCTTGAAGTCGGCCATCAACGCGTTCTGCATGTCGTCACGCAGGTCGTCCAGGTCGGTCTGGCTGGGGATCCAGGGCAGTCCGTCGCCCATGTTTTCCAGGCCCAAGGTGGCCACGATCATCGGGGAGTACAAACGATCGGCCACCGCGTCCTGGGCGGCGTTGAGGGACTCCTCCATCATCAGGGTGCGGAAGCTGCGCAGCAGCGGTGGTGTGCCGTAGTCATGCCACGGGGCGCTGCGGTTGACGATGCGGCTCCATTTGGCCGGGCTGATGTCCAGCCCGTCCTCCTGCTGGGCGGCGCGGATGATCTCGGGGTAGTAGTGTACCAGCTGGCGGTACTCGTAGAGCCGCTCCTCGCGCTCCGAGCGCGTCTCCTCGTCCACGCCCATGCCCATCGGCCCGTCGCGCAGGCTCTCGACGAGATCTTTGACCATCAGCTGGACGCGCTCCTCCTGGACGAAGGGGCTCTTCGACACCCGCACGAAGTCGGGGTTGAGGATCTCCTCGGAGGACCACACCCCCAGCGACTCGTTGAAGTGCGCCAGGCTGGTGACCTCACCGGCGATGTAGTATTCGCGACCCAGGCTGTCGGGCAGGAAGTTCTCGTAGTCCAGCTCCTCCATGAACATCTGCGTGTAGAACTTCTCGATCAGCGGGTCGGTGCTGCGGAACTCCAAGCCCACCAAAGGGAACCGCGCGTAGATGTCGACCAGCAGCGGGATTAGGTCGTGGGTGATGTAGAACGCCCGAGCCCAGCGACGGCACTCGGCGCGCTCCTTGCGGTCCTCGATGTTGAACGGGACGTTCTTGTCTTCCAGCGATCCCAACGGAGTGCGCAGCTTGGGCATCGCCAGCTGAACGTTGGCGCCGGTGCGCAGGCTGGCCATCCGACGCCGGTGAAAGTCGCCCTGCATCATCCGGTTGGTGTTGTCGACCAGTGAGCCTCGGGTGACGGTGTCGCTCATCCGCCGGGCTTCCAGCCGGGCCTGCGGTGGCGAGTTGGGCAGGGTGGCGCCCATCGCGCGCAGCCGCCGAATCTCCTGATCGGCGTTGCCGACCCAGAACCGCCCGCCGCCCGGCGCGGTCACTTCTCAGCCACCCTGGTCAAGCAGACCTCGTTCCACCAGCCTTCGGCCGGGCTGTACTCATTGGCCGGTTCATCGATCTTCACCAGGAAGGCGGGGTAAACGATGGAGCCGCCGTGCTCGAAGTCAAAGCTCATGTCCTCGACAGTGCCGATCCCCTCGTAAATCTCGGCGCCGGTGCGGCATTCCACCCGATCCCCCTTCTCGAAAGGCGGGGTGGCCAGCAAGAACTGGATGGCGCCGACCTCGCGGGGCACCGGGGCACAGTCGGCGCAGTAATCGAACCCGAGATGGTCGGTGTGAACAATCTCGGCCAGCCGCTTACATCCCCAGCAAACCGTCGAGATCATAGCTGCGCTGGTTGGGTTTGCGGGCTGGGCCGCCGGGGCATCGGGTGCGGACCGTAGCGGCCTTTGGGACTGCGGTAGGCCCAGTCACCCGGGACCTTGTGCTCCTTGTTGGGCGTCTTCGGGTGGTGCTCGGTGGGCCAGTCGTCCTCGGTGGCCTCGTGGTCACCGGCAGCATCCCTGACAGCCCAGTTGGGGTCATTGTGGCGCTCCATCTGTTCCCAAATGGGAGCCATGTCGATCTGGTTGTGCGGTTGGGCAAAATCCTCTTGCCGACGCTGACGCCATTTCTGGCGCTCCGCATTTAGCTCCTCACTGGTGGCCGCCTGCCTGCTGGCCACGATGACGTCGGGACGCACCATGATTTCGCGCACCAGGTATTTCTCGGCAGCCGCCTCGTGATTGGAGCCGCCGGTGCCGATCACGTAGCCGTTCCACAGCCGACCGCACTTGCACTCGTGGTGGCCGGGCATGTCGTGCTCTTCGCCGCATTCGCAGGCAAACCGGCCCGGCGTCCTGCGCTCATAGGCTTGCAGATAGCTGTTCCAGTCCCACCCAGCGACCTTGGGGTGATGATCGATCTGGGACGGACCCCAACCTAGCCAACTAGCTTTTGAAACTCCCGATCGCTTTCGGTCTGAAAGTCCAGCTCTGGCCGATTCTTGATCCGCTTTCGCGTCCTGTCGCAGGCCAGACACTGACGCCATCCGCGTTTCAGCTGACCGGGAATTAGATTGGGCCCTGTCAGCTCGTGACCACTCGGGCATGATGTCTTCTGCAGTTGCCAATGAGTGCCGTGCTGCATCATGTCGTCTACGTTGTCCTGGTTGGACCCGTACGCCAGGTTCTCTGGCCATCGATTGTCGTGATGATTTCCGTTGAGGTGACGAACCTGGCGCCCGTTGGCTGGCCCCATAAATGCTTTCGCCATCAACAAATGCACTCTCGCGCGAGTGACTGTCCCGGCGACTTTGAGCTTCACCTTCAGGTAATTGGGATGCCCGTCCTTCGTGGACTCGACGTAAGGAGTGATTAGTCGACCCCGATATCGGCAGGTCACCGGCGTCCCCCAGCGTGACATCTGCGTAATCAGCCGATCCAACGATCTGACTCGACCCTGTGTAGAAATCTCGTGGGTCTCCTCGAAGTCGGGAATCGGAACCCACATTTCTGACATGGCCCCCAGGATACCAACCCTGCTCTTTGCGGGCCGACTCCTTATCCTGGAAATTGCTTAGCGGCTCGCCTTTACGGCGCCTTCCCCGTTCAACTTGGTGATAGATCTTCCCGCAATAGGCATCTGGATCGCTGGCGTCAGAGTGCTGGGAGGTGCAGTCTTCCCAGTCAGAAAATCCAGCAAAGGGCCCATGCAGCCGGTCAGAATCGGGATTGGAGTTGGGGGCCTCTTTGCGCAGCGCCTGGCGACTGGCGTTGACCAGATCCCATCCGAACACCTGGCACGCCTGCCGGTAGGCGGCGATCCGGTCGGATTGGAGTCCGAACTCC